CCTCGAGCCGCGGGTCTGCACCTCGGAGAATGCTGTTTCGGAATGCCTCGCCAGCACTGGTTCCGGCGACAATCGCCTTGAGGTCTTTGCTGCTGGCACCGATAGCCGCGGCAATCTCGCCGCCAGCCTCCTCGCCTGCAGCGGCGCCGGCAGCCGCCCCGGCCTCCTGCATCTGCTGCGTGACGCTGGCAAACTCTGCGTCGAATGCCCCGAACGGGTTGGCCATGTTGGCGAGGCCATTCTCAAAGTTGTCAGCCGCCGCTTGGCCCCAAATAGCCGCCTCGCTGCCCGCTCCAGACGACAGCTGCCCGAGAGCGTTCTCAGCGTCTCGAAGCGAGTCAGCCACACCGCCCATGCCTGGGAGGGACTCGGCGACAGCCCGCATGGACCCGATCAACTGCTCCAAAGCCCAGGTGACAGACTCAAACGCCTTGAGTGCTCCCTGGATGAATACGGCGACAAACGAGGACAACACTTGGAATGCGCCGTACAGGAACGTCACCGCGGCAGCGAGCCCACGGATAGTGCCGGTCAACGTCTGGGCTAGTGCGTCAGCAATGCTAAACCCGCCGTTGGTGTCCGCGAAGAAAGATACGAACAGATTGGCCACCGTGGCCACAGCAGGGGCCAAGCCAGCCAAGAACTGGTTGATGAACCCTTCAAAGACCATGCTCGTGCGAGCCAAGGCGTCGTTCATCATCTCGATGCCGGCCACCTGCTGATCCGTCAGCGAGACGCCCAGTTGGTCCTGCAACTTTTGCATCTCAGTCACAGCACCGCCGGCAGCTGCCGCGATGAAGTTGAGACCCTCGGCACCACTGCGGCCGAAGAGCATCATGGCAACGGCAGCCCGCTGCGACTGATTAGGCAATGCCTGGATGCGTTGCGAGATGAGCGTGAACTGTTCTTCTGGCGACAAGCCCTGCAAGTCAGCCATCGTCAAGCCGAGCATGCCGAAGGCTTTGACTGCCTGAGCATTGCCTTGGGCCAGTTGCCCCAGTTGCCGGCTCATGAACGTCAGCATGACGTTGAGACGCTCGCTCGACACGCCGGCCTCAGAGGCGACCGTCGAGAATGCCTGAATACTGCTCGCCGACATCCCCAGACGTCGGGCAAGCTTGGCTGTCTCGTCTAGGCTTTTTGCGGCCCTGCCGATGGCAGCAAAGATGCTCACCAGCGAGGTGAGGATCAGCAGCGGCCCGAGCAACGCCTTGATAGCCATGCCCACGGCACGAATGCCGATTGCTGCGACAGATGCCCCGCGACCCAATCCGACGAAACCGGCTGCCGAGTTTTGCAGCGTTGACGTCAGGCTTGTCGTCTGGGCCTTAAAGCCCCGCATCTGCTTTGATGCGTTGCCGAGCCCGCGAGTCAGTCCGCCTGTGCTGGCACTGATGGAGACGTTGACGCGGCCGAAGTTGCGGGCTGCCATGGCTTACCTCTTGGCAGACTGCAGAATCCGCCACATCTCGTCAGGGCTTTGTTCCCTCTTGCCGACCGGCATGAAGTCGTACGGGCTCATCGGTGGCTTGCCTTTGGGGCGGTGAGCGTTGAACATCTGCGACATTCCGACAGCGTCTCTGAGCCACTCGTCTCCCCACGGCATCAACTGGTAAGCAGCCATCCAGCCGTAGAGTTGTTCGACGCTCATGGTCTCGGCCAAGCCGCCCGGATCTTCGACGTTCCAGATGCCCAGCTGCAAAGCCAGCCGATAGAGGAACAGCAAGACCGGACGGCGTTCTAGTTTTTTACTGTTTCCTCGAGGGTGTCTGAGCCAATGCCGTTGAGCTTAAAGCCAGCCTCCACGATCGCCTGCACGACATCCGTGTCGAGCTCGCCAATCCACTCGGCGTCTTCGTCCTCGCACATCTTGGTCCCGTCCTCGTTGACGAGCACCAGGGCCAGGAACTTCGCCCGCACGTTGCGAGTGTTGACCTTGCCGGTCGGGCTGCCGCCGGTCACGATGAACTCAAACTCGTCGCGGTCCCTGGCCGTCATCTTGGCCACGTAGACCGTGCCAAAGTCTGGAATGTCTACAGCTACTCGCTGCCGCACTCCTCGTTTGGCTTTGAGTTGCTCCCGTGTCAGTGCCATCCGCGCCTCCGTGCTATCAGATGCTGATGTTGCCGCTCAGCTTGATGGTCAGCGATCCCGTCATCATGTCGTCCTTGGGCGCAGACGCTTCAAAGCTCTGGGCGTAGCCGTAGGACGACCAGACCGCCGTCGACGTGCCGCCGTTGGCAAACACGATGCTGACGACCTGGGCGGTGCCGACGTTGGTCAGCAGATTGACAGGGTTGAGTGACGGATCGTGGTGAATCTCCAGCGTGAGCTCACCAGGGTCGTAGTATTCGCTGGCGATGTACTCTTTGCCGCCGCTCGTCAGCAGGTGCGATGCGTCAACGACGTCACGCTCCACCCCGCCCAAAGACACGTTGTTGACCTTGTAGTGCGTCGCGGCATTCCCGACGATAGTGCCAAACGTGACGTAGGTGCCCTGTCCGATGTCGTGAGCCATAGTCTGAGCCTCCTTGCTCAGGGTGCTGTAGGTAATCTCGACCGACAAATCCGTGCGATAGACGGGCAGCTGCTCCCCGCCGGGCGAGGGCTCCTGCTGGTCGTCGTCGCTCCTGACAACGGCCAGCCGGATAATGTCCGTCGTCTTGTATTGTAGGGCTGCCTTGGCGGCACGGGTCAGGTTTCGCACCTCGAGCAGGTTGTCGGAGATGCAGCTGACCGTGTACGTGGCACGGATGAGCGAGTTGCTCCGCAGCAGGTCAGTGAACGGGTCTTTCAGTTGCGTGTCTCGGCCGAAGACGATGCACGGCAGGGCCGTGCCCTGCGGGGCCTGGACTTGGTAGATCCGGTTGCCGGCCTGCATGGTGACATCGGCATCGGCGGCTAGAAGTTGCCGCAACGCCTCGTCGATGTGCGTCACACTAGGCATCAGCGGCCCCCGTGAATCCGGCGGATGTCCCGGCGTTCCTGCTCGGCGATGGCCTTGCCGACGTTGTCTTCCAGCTTGCCGACCAGCCGGTCTTTGAGCCGCGGCAGATTGGCGTCAGCCCATCGGCCGAACTTGCCGCTCCCGACAAATCCGCGGACGCTGCGGAAGTAGATGCTGCCGCCTTCCCCGCCGCCAATCATGGCCACGCTACCTTTGAGGTAGGGGTACTTCTTTGCCCGACTCATCGGCACCTGCAGGGCCAACTTTGTCGGGTAGCGGTCTCGAACTCCGTGCTCAACCCACCAGGCGTGGAAGCCGAGCTCGCGATTGCTACCGCCAACAGCCCGGCGATACCCGACGAGACCCACGGCTGTCGTTGTCTTCTTTTTCTCAAGCTTGAGCCCTACGCTGCGGCGCAGGTTGCCGGTCGGCCCCTTGGGCGTCAGGGCCTTCACTTCCGGCACGACAGACTTGACGACCTCTCGGACGCTGCTGCCGAGGTACTTTTTCTGCACGCTCTTTGAGAGGGCAGTGAACCGGCGGAGCACATCCTCAACGCCCTCGACGCTGGCGACGATACGGTCCATCAGTCCAGCTTCTCCGTGACAAGCAGCTCGTGCTCGACTCGACGGCCACGCTCCACCACCGAGTCAATCTCAAACGTCCGGCCTTCGCTCACGATCCGCATCTTGGGCAGCAGACCAGGCGTATACCGCATCCGCACGCGATGCGTGACCGTGCCCTCGGTCTGCAGGCTGGCGACCCGCTCGGCCCCCGACAGCGGCAGCACGGCGATCCACCGAGTTGCAAACTCCGAGTACGTCAGCGTCGGCTCACCGATGCTGTTGGTCGTCTCAGTCGGTGTCTGGATAACAGCCTTCTGGTCCATGATGCCGGATGCAAGCATGGCTCACGTCCCGTAGAGAACGAGGGTGTAGGAGGCGGTGCCAGAGTCGCTTGCTACGCTAATGGTTCCAGGCGACTCAAAGCAGCTCACGACCGCGAGCTCTCCACTGCTCCTGGCACTAACGCGGGATGGCCCAGGCTCCGAGATTTCGACGGCCGGCGTGCCCAGAAGAGCGACTCGGCTGATTTCGCTGAAACTTACGAGGTCGCCATTGGCTTTGCGATAGGCCGGTGTCAACGTGCCGCCGCTGTACACCGTGACCGCAGACGTGCCAACCGTCCCCGAGACGATTGCCACCTTGCCAGTCGTGTAGCTCGTGCTGTCGACCAGCGATATCTTCTTCAGCGACTGCACGCCAGTGCTGGTGTCCGAGTCGGCGAAGCTTACATCAACGGCAATCCGGCCTTGAATACTCATGCGTACTGCTTCCACTTTAGGGGCTCGAGCAGGGCCGCCACGCCCATCGGCACGTTCTGGCCGACGTTGCCAACGGCCTCGCGGTTGGCGTACCAGTGGCCGACCATCATCTTGATGGCATGCACCGCCGGCTTGGGCACATCGGCAGCCCCGCCGTAGCCGGCGAGGTACGTGATCTGGACGCTCTTGTCGTCAATCCGCACGCTCGGCCAGACGTCGAGGTACGTCGGGTAGACGAGAGCCGGAACGTGATCGCGGTCGAGCCGGAAGTCCTGTGTGCCGCTCTCTGCCCAGGTGAGCGTCTGCGTGGCTCCGCCTGTGTCCACATACGAGATAGTCACGGTGGCCTCCGAGCCTGTCTCGTTCAACCGCACCGGCGGGCGCGGAAGCTCAATGCGGGTGCCAAAGAAGTCATCGAAGGCCACCGTGTACGTCTTGTCTGCGAAGGTCCGGTCGCAGTAGTCCTCTGCCCACGTGGTCGCCGCGTCAATCAAGAGCCCGATGTACTCATCGTCATCGGTCGTGTCGACGACCCGCAGATGCTCCTTGGCGTCGGCCACACTCACTGGACGGTCGTCGGCCGTGCTGGCGGCTGCCACCACCAGGCTGCGGTACTTGCTCGCAATCGTGCCGCGGTAGAACAGGCTCACTTCTTGGCCCTCCTGCGCCGCCTTGGAGCCTTGGCCTTTGGAGCGACCGCCTGCTCAACGACCGGCTCCGGGGCCACCGCGACCTCAAGCAGCGGCTGCTCAACCAGATCGACACGCCCCATCATCTGCATGGCACGGGCCTGGCCCTTGGGCACCTTGACGACCTGGCCGGCTTTGTAGCCCTGGAACGGCCGCCGGAACCGCACGGAGGTTGTCTCAATGGTCCACGTCACTTCCACGCCTCCTCGGGCGGTCGGCCGCCGCTTTCCCAAAAGTCACCCGGATGCTGCAGCAGGCACTTCATGTTGCTACTCGGCCACTTGATCCAAACCTCTGCATGTCCGATGCACACCCTCGTGCACACCCCGCTCTTCAGTCCTGCCTTCTGAGCCACTTGCCAGAAGTGAATGTCGTCGTCTGTCCGGTCTGGCCCCCAGGTGCCCTCGCTGTCTGGCTTGCCCAGGAACCAGGGATGCGGCATCTTCTTGAGGGCCGCTGCTCTTATCATCGTGAATCCGAAGTGGGCTGTGTTGGCTTTCACGATGTTGTGATAGACGAAGTGATCCCGCCGCATCTCGCTCTTCCGTTCGCCGTCTGGGCTGGCCATCGTAAAGAGCGGCTCGTCCTGCTTCCGCTTCATCTGCACAGCCGCGACGATGTCGTAGTCGCTGGCAGCTGCGTACGTCAGCATCCGTGGCACGGCGTCCTGCTCGAAGATGGTGTCGTAGTCGAGCGTCAGCAGCCAGAGCGGCGGGGCCTTGGGGTCCGTGTCGAGCTCGACCATCTCGGAAAGGACACGCTCGAGGCATTGGCCCCAGAAGGCCCCCTCAAGCCGCACCGGCGAAATGCCGTAGGGAACCAGCCCTCTTGGCCAGCAGAACATGTGGTCCTGCCAGCCCAGCCTCGGGACCGACATCGCACACATGACACGCTGCGGGCCGGAGCCCGTGTCGAGCACGGCCGGCTTGATGCCAGCCACAGGTGACGCCGCGCCCACGGCATCCTCCTTTGTTGAGGTTGTCGTCAATCAGCCAGTGGTCACTTCACGACCAGGGTCGTGACGTTCGCATCAGCCGCGGAGTCGACGCCACGCTCGCCCTTGCCGAGCCGGGCCGCGACCACCACAGTGTTGTTGCTGGCGTTGGCCGTCGCTTCCGCGGAAGGCGTGACCGAGACCTGCAGGTACCGCTTCAGACCCTTGGTGCTCAGGTCAAACCGAGTCACGTTGACCGTCGCGGTGTTGGCCACGCCACCGAGGGTGTAGTCGGTGTCTTGCACGAGGTCCGTGATCGCGGCGTACGAGCCGTCCGTGTCGCTGTGCTTGACGCTCACGACGCTGGGGGCCGCCGTGTTGGCGATGCTGCGGTAGCCGACGTCGATGCTGACGGTGTCAAACCCGAGGGCGTCGATGGCCACCGTGTGCGTGCCAGCCGAGGCAAGCCCAGCGGCAGCGGTCAGCGAGATCACGCTCTTGCTGTTGGCAACAGGGTCCATGGTAAGGGTCTCTCCTTGGTGAAGTCTTAGAGCGTGAGGCCAACCACCGGGCCAGCCGTCGAGGCGTCACCCACGTCGGAGGTGACGATGTCGAAGCGGCAGAGGCCCTGCAGGTACGTCTGGTCAAACTCGATGTAGCGGTCGGTCGAGGACCGGATGGCGATCTGCTGCCTCAGCCCGTAGTGGGTGCTGAGTCGCAGGTTGCCAAACAGGGCGATGACCTGGCCGGCCGTCGGGGCCGACCGCATCGAGTTGTTGAAGTACACCGGGTAGCCCATGAACCGCTGCTCGCTGGCACCGGCCGAGAGCTCGGCTGCCGAGACGCCACCGGCACTCAGCATCAGGGGCAGCATGCAGGTGCTGTAGACCTGCGGCGTGACGTACCAGCCGGCACCGGCCCGAGCGTAGCTCGGAAGCTTGCCGATCAGCTCGGCGAAGTCGTCGACGGTGATGGCCGAGAGCGAGCTCTCGCCGCTGTCGTTGGTGCCGGCAGTCAGCGTCTCGTTCTCGAACTTCCACTGGACCCCGCGGATGCCACCGTGGGTCGAGGTGCCGTCACCAGCAAAGCCGGCGTCGTCGATCTTCTGGGCGAGCGACAGGGCGAACTCCTGGGCGACGAGGTCGGCCAGGTCGATTACCGAGTCCTCAATGAGCGAGTTGGGAATCCGGGTTGCGACCCGGCAATCCTTGGCCGACAGCATTACGTTGTCGGTCGCCATGTCGGTGGCAGTCGTCTCGCTGTTGTCGCTCACGAAGTAGGCGGTGTTGCCGCTCACCCGGCGAGGCACGTAGAGCGTGTTGCTCGACATCGGGATGACGTTGGCCTGAGCGGGGATGGCCCCGTACTCATCGACCAGGCGGATCACGGTGGCAGCGAAGGTCTCGGGGATGAAGACCCCGCCCTTGCTGTTGTCGTTGCTCGAGAGGGCACGCTCCTCGACGTTCCGCTCGTACCACGAGCGGTCCTCGGAGCGACCGAGCACAAAGCCTCGGATCCAGCGACCGCAGACCTCTGCGTCGTCGGTGCTGCCGAAGGCGCGAAGCCGGCCGACGTGCGGCTGCTTGCGGACGGCCACGGGCTCGGGCGTCTCAGCGACAGCCACGGGCTTGGCAGTGGCGGCGACCTTGCCGCGGAGGGAGGCGATCTTCTCGGCAATCGCAGTCTCGGTGGCGAGCCGCTCCTCAAGCTCGTTGGCCTCAGCGGTCAACGTCTCGATCTCGGCGGTTTGCTCCTCGGTGCGATCCTCAACCTTGGCGAGGTCATCGAGAAGGGCGGCCACAGCAGCGGCCCGGTCCTGAAGCTTGTTCAAAGAAGCCATCCGTGGCTCTCCCGTTAGAGGGTGACGATCCATGTCTGTCACTCACCCTACGGCAGCCACTGCAAACGTCAGAGAGGTTGCATACCTAACTAGGTAAGGCCCGGCGGCAGACGTACTCCGCCGGCACGATTGCCTTGGAGCGATGATCGCACCGCGGGCACATCACGTACCGCACTTGATGAGACTCGCCCATCTGGCGGCTGCAGTAGGTCTGCAGCCGAGCCTGCCCGCATTTGGGGCAAGTGTCACCCGGCTTTGCCACGCGCAAAACTCCTGAGCCTCGCGGCCCGCAGCCGCGTTGATGCCTGCACGACGTCTGGCCCGACAACGTGTGGCACCGACTCAGGTGTAGCCTGCTCTGCAAGCCAAGCCTGGAAGGAACGCATGGCCACTTGGGCTGTTGTGCTCGGGTACGCCGGCTGCACGACCGGCCCGAGCTCGTAGATGGTCGCCTGCCGCACCTCGCGGATCGCTCGGCCACCCTCGTCGGTAGTGAACGACTCCCCACCCTTGTCTACGGAAAACGTGAACGAGGCACCCTTCACGTCACGCCGAGAGATGAGCTCGAGGATGTCGGCCCGGCTGGCCGGCGGCGTGACCTCAAAGCCGACGCCCTTGTCGTCGCTCCAAACCTTGAGCGTGCCGCTCGACTCCCGGCCAAGAAGGATGTCGGGATTGTGGTTGTAGTAGCTCACCAGGTCCGTGCGGCCCCGCTGGCGGTTGAGCACCTTGTCGAAGGCCCCTGGCATCACCCGCTCCCGGAAGCCGCCCAGGTCGACGCTGAGCCGGTTGTAGACGACAGCGTAGCCGCGGATGACGGCCCGGCCATCGGCCCGCTCCTCAACCACGATCTCGTCGTCGGCCTCGTAGGCAATGTCGCGGGTTTCAATGTGCTCACTCATCGCTCAACTCCTCTTCGTCGTCATCTGGCATCTCATCGTCGTCTGGCTCTGGAGCCGGCGGCTCAGGCTGGGCAGGCGGCTCGGGCTGCTCGCCTTCCGGCATCGGCCCGAGGTTCTCCTTTTGCCGCACCTCCTCGGGCGTCATCCACCCGTTGCGGATGGCGACCTCGTACGCCTGGTAGCGGGTCGTGATGTCGCTCCGCAGGAGGCCCTCGACGAGGAACTCTGCGTAGAGGTCGTCTTGGTCGTCGAGGATGTCTCGCTCAATGGCACCCTCAATCCGCCGCAGCCAAGGCTGGATCGTGAACTTCTCGAAGCTCACCATCTCGCTGGCCAGGTTGCCCCACGTAGCCCTGCCGAGCTCCTGGATCATGTGTGGCGGCATCTTCCAGATCCGGCACACCGAGAGAAGTGACTGCATCCAGAGCTCGGCCAGCTGGCTCTCCTGGTTGGTCGCCGAGACCGTGTCGACCTTGAGCCCGTTGGACAGCACGGCCACCTCGCCGGCTCGGGACGGCCCGCGGTGCCGGTTGTTCCACTGCTCCCGCAGCTGCTCTCGCACCTCGCGTGGCAGGGCCTGGTCCGTATGCAGCACCATCCCAGGCTGAGCGTTGTTGCGATAGAACGTGCTGGCGTACTGCTCGAGCGACCGGGCCAGGTTGATGGCGTCCTTGCCGAGGTCAATCGGCACCGCGCCGTTGATGCCGTCAAACGACAGCCAGCGGACGTGCATGATCTGGTCGGCCCGGTAGACCACTTGGCTGCCGGTCCCCGGCTCACGGTAGAGGTAGGTGAGGGTCTTGTCGTCCTCCTGCTTCACCTCCATGCCGGACGGGTGCAGCGGGTGCAACTCGGTGACGCTGCCGCGGACGCCGGGCACCTTGAGGTTGTAGGCCGAGCCGTAGAAGCCCAGATGCAGGCACATCTGCTCGATCCACTCGTAGCGTGTCTGCCACGAGTTGGGCCGCTTGGCCAGCACCCGATAGAGCGGCAACTCCTTGGCTCGCTCGGCATCGGTGTCGTTGACTCGGCGATAGAGGTGCAGCGGAAGGCTGGCGACGGTCTCAGCCACCACCCGAGCACAGGCGAAGTAGACGCTGGTCTTCATCGCCGTCTCGGGCGTAACCCGCATGCCCTGGTCGCTTGCCAGCATGACGAGGTCGTCCCAGCGGCTCGTGCGTTGCTCGAGCCAGCGGATCTCCGGTACCGTGCCGTTTTCGCTCATGGGCTCATCACCAGAACATGATCTCGGGCATCTCTGCAGGCTTGTGCTGCTCGCCCATGTGGATACCGCATGCCATCGCCAGGGCGACCGCTCCGTCGATTCGCTCGGTGCTCTTGGCTTTGCTCAGCTTTACATTATCGGCCGGGTCCATCTGCACCGCTGCGTTGCCTAGTTGCCAGCCTAGCAGCCGATTGCCAGCAAGCCGCAGTTTTCCATCGACCAGGGCCGCCTCGAGAGCCTTAGTCGGCGAGGACATCGACGCGAAGCCCTGCCCGAACATCACGACGGGCAAGGATTCTGAGGCAAGCTGCTGCGCAAGCATCGTGGCATTCCATCGGTCAATCGCCAGCCCGCGGCAGTGATGCTTCTCGCAGAAGGCCATGATGTCTCGCTGAATGACACCGTAGTCAGTGCTGCGGCCGTCGGTGATCGTCAGCCACCCGTCACGCTCCCACTGCGAGTACGGCACACGGTCTTCCTGCTCACGCTTGGCCGCGTTCTCGCCGGGAATCCAGAAGTGGGCGTAGACATCGACCAAGCCATCCTCGGCCGGAAACCACGCCACAAAGGCCGACGTGTCAAACGTGCTGGCGAGGTCGAGCCCAGCCCAGAAGTCCCGGCCGGCCAGCGGCTCGGGCGGGCCGCCCATGCACGCCTCGATCTGGTCAGGCCGCACCCACTTGACGTCACTGGTCGTCGGCACGTTGAGCCGGTACCGCAGGAACGACG